GAGAATGTGGAAGACATATTCTTTAAGAAGTCCTTTTTTAAAAAATGTAATCGAAGAGTATAAAAATAAACAGGAATTGGCTATGAAAATAGCTAAAGAAGTTGAATATGATTTCTCAGAGAAGAAAACATTTGAATCTAGTAACAAGAAAAAATCAATCATATCAAAACTTAGGGATTTAGAATGAGTGAAAAAGATATACTAAAAGAATATGGCCAAGTTTTACTGGAAGCGTCTTACATTGTAGATAATCCACCTCCTGTAATATCTGTAACGCCAAAAATAGATATTGCTTTAGGTGGTGGCGTACCAGAGGGTTGCCTGTTTATTATGACAGGTCCAGAAAAAATCGGAAAAACGGTACATGCATTACAATTTTGTAAAAACGCTCAACAAGTAAAACTAGAAAACGACGAGAATAGAAAAGTATATTATGGAAACATTGAAGGAAGATTAAAGAAAAGAGATCTTGAAGGAATTAGGGGTCTTGATTTTTCTGAAGACATGCTGAAAATAGTGGGTTCTACAAAAGGCAATATATTGTCTGGTGAAAAGTATCTGGCTATATTTGACAATATTATTCACAATGAACCACATGCTGTTTGTGTGATTGATTCATTCTCTGCATTAGCTGCTGAATCAGAACTTGTGGGCGATATTACAGACCACCAAGTAGCTGCTATGAACCGCTACCTTAGTAAATTTACAAGGCGTTTTGCAAACGTACTTCCAATTAACAGGGTAACATTGGTTGGCATAACACACTTGATGGCAAACATTCAAAAGTTTGGAGCAGGAAAAAGTAAAATAGAAAAGTCTGGCAACGCACTTAAATATGCACAAGATGTAAAGCTATGGGCTACTCATAAAGAACCTTTGAAACAGGGTGAAACTCAAATAGGACAAAAGGTTCACTGGATTGTGGAAAATTCTGCGATTGGTGCTCCGGGCCAAAAGGTTACGAGTATAATTAAATACGGTCATGGCATATGGAACGAATATGAACTAGCTGAATTAGCAAAAGACTTTGGAATTGTAGAAGGAAAAACTTGGATGACATTACCAAATGGTGAAAAAGTTCAAGGCATGTCAAACTTTGCTACTTACTTAGAAGAAAATCAAACTTACTATGAAGAACTTAGGCAGCAAGTTTTTGAAATGATAGGCATGGTATGAAAATAAAAGATTTGTATGGCAATATTTCTTCTTGGAAAATAAGTGGAGATATAGTTACTGCCAAAGATAATCGTTCTAGATCTAAGCTTCATACTCAAGCCAGAAAGATTTTATATGAGCTATTTCCAACTATGCAAATTCTGGAAGAAGTTTCAATTAAACCAAGAGGCTCTAAAACTCAGTATCTAGATTTTTATATTAATCAAATTAAATTAGCAGTAGAAGTTCATGGCCAACAGCATTATAAATTTAATACTATGTTTCATGCATCTGCACAAGACTTTTTGAATCAAAGAAAAAATGATGCTGATAAAAAAGACTGGTGTGATTTAAATAATATAACATATGTCGAGCTTGCTTACAATGAAAAGGCAGAGGAATGGAAAAAGAAAATTCAGGACCGCTAGACCAAATGAAAATTTTGGACAGTGCTTTAGATGAATACGAGAGTAAGATTGGATTGCCGCTGTTTGCAGAAAATTCTACTGATGAAAGTGAAGTTCAAAAATACTTATCAATGTCTAGAGAACAAATGGAAAGATTAAGTCTTGAAGATTGTGCTCAAGCAGCAATTTTGCTTGGTTCTTTTTCTTTTCATATCCAAAGATGCCATAATAGAGAATCTGCTAGAGTTAAATGGGCTGACAATAGATTAAAGGCTTTGGTGTCTGGCAAAGAACAACAATATAGAGGCTCTTGGGATAGTCAGTTTAATCAAGCTGTAAAGGATGATGATTTTGCAAGAGGATTACTTAAACTTAAAAACTATGCACAACAACGTGCTGATAGACTAACATACTTATCAACATCTGTAAAAAATATTAGCGACTTGTTCGTTAATCTACAAAGAGCAAAGGTAATGAAATGAGTAAAAAAGCATTGATAAAAAAGCTATTAGAAAAGCTAAGTGAAGAAGATCTAGCTGAACTTTTAGGAGATGATGAAGAAAATTCAGAAGAAGAAGTACAGCAAGAAAAAGAAGATGTAGTAGAAGAACCTTCTCATATTCATACAACACAAAATAATAATCCTAGCAGTAGGAATAAAAATTTAGGTAAGAAGTCTGGAAAAAAATCTAAAAGAAGACATAGCTCAAAAGGTAAGGCTTGCAGAGTTTTACCTATGAATATTGATAATCAAAGACCAAATAAATTTGAAGACATGATTTCTAAAGTGGGGCTAGATCCAAGCGAACAAAGAGAGCTTGCCTCTGCGTCACAAATGGATGAAAATGCTAGAACAAATAAGACATCATTCAAAAAAACATCAAGAGGTTCTACGCTAGTTGATGTAGAGTGTTCTGTTTGTGGTCAAGAAGAAACAATTTCTGCATCTTTAGTGGCAGATTTTAATCGTTGGAAATGTAACTCTTGTTGTTGTCAGGCTGGTTAAAATGATATTATCTGATCCCGCTTCCGAAAGAGCAGTGCTTGCTGGTATTTGCAGACATGGCTCTGAAGCATATTTTGATGTTGCTGATATTGTAGATGCAAATACTTTTACTGTTGAGTCTAATTCTATAATCTTTGCTTGTGTAAAAAGAATATTTGATAAAGATGACTCAATAAAAATTGATGTCCCCTCAATACTATCTTCTGCAAAAGAGATAGGGCTGGCTGATTTTTTTAATAATAAAAATGAAATATCTCATTTAAATGCTGTGATGAAATTTCCAGTATTGTTTGAAAATGTAAGGAGGTTCGCAGCTAAAGCTAGAAAGCTTCAAATAGCAAGGATGATGTATGACCAGCTAGAAGAAACCAAAGAAAAATATTTGGACATAAAGGGAGACGAGTCAGTATCTCATATATTGGGATTAGCTGAAGAATCAATATTTGATTTTACATCGCTTCTAAATGATCATGATGATGCACCAGAGTTATTGTTTGGAGATCTTGATGAATATTTAGAAGATAGGGCAGAAAATCAAGTTGATCAAATTGGTATTGCTACCGGATTTACTAAATATGATTTTGCAATCGGTGGTGGTTTAAGAAAAGGAACTGTGAATGTCATTGGGGCTAGAACCAAGGTTGGTAAAAGCTTGATTGGTCTAAATATGGGGGCGGATATAGCCAATCGTGACGTTCCAGTTCTTTATCTTGACACTGAGATGACCAAAAAAGATCAGCAGAATCGTGGCGGCTCTATGATATCCTATGGAACTAATGGAAAGTCAACGATCAATGATATTGAAACTGGAAAGTTTGCAGATAATGACTACAGGAAAAACTCATTGATGGAGCTTGCACAAAATAAAAAGAACATACCCTTCTATCATAAGAATATTGGAGGCAAAGCTTTTGAAGATCAACTATCAATCATGCGTAGATGGATAGCGAAAGTAGTTGGTTTAAATGACCAAGGAAAAGCCAACGATTGTGTTATTATATATGATTATGTAAAGCTTATGGAAGCATCTGAGTTAGCAAAAAGCGATCTTAAAGAGTTTCAGCTTCTAGGTTTCATGATGACTGCTCTACATAATTTTGCTTTAAGATATGAGGTTCCAGTTTTAGGTTTTATACAACTTAACAGAGATGGAATTAATAAAGAATCCACAGATGCCGCAAGTGGTTCTGATAGAATCATGTGGTTGTGTTCAAACTTTACTATCTACAAACAAAAATCTGATGAGGAAATAGCAAAAGATGGTCCAGAAAATGGAAATCGCAAGTTAGTTCCAATCATTGCAAGGCATGGCGAAGGTCTTGAAGATGGTGACTATATTAATGTACTTATGAAGGGTGCATACGCTAAATTAATAGAGGGCATGACCGCTTATGAACTTGAGGATGGCGGTTCTTACACTGAGGATAATGATGAATACCAAGAAGAAGACGTGGCATTCTAAATACAAGGATCAAGAAAAGCTAAATCAGCTTACTGAAATTGTTTTAGAAAATATAGAAGATATCTATGAATACTTTGATGTGCAATCACACAGAGGGCAAAAGGTATACTTTTCTGAATGCTTTATACACGGTGGAGATAACCGTTCTGCACTAAATTTATACTATGATGCAGACTATAGGGTGCATTATAAATGTAGAACTCATGGGTGTGAAGCACATTTTGGCACATCTTTATTAAGTATGATAAGGGGCGGTCTATCAAATATAAAATATGGATGGTCTGTTCCGGGAGATAAAACTGTTAGCTTTGATGAAACAGTTGAATTTCTTCTTGATCGTTATAATCTAGACTTCAATGGCTTAAAAGGTCAAAAAATTGATGCCGGGAATCATGAGTTCAGTAAACTAGTCAACGGTCTTTCTGGCGATAAGGTACGTGGCGATATAACAAAAGATTTCTATAGAAGTAAGGTTGAAATACCTTCTCAATACTATCTGCAAAGAGGGTACAGCATTGAGGTTTTAGACGATTATGACGTTGGAACCTGCAAAACATATGGTAAACCTATGTTCAATAGAGCAGTCGTTCCTGTATACGATGAGGTTGGTGAAACAATAATTGGTTTTACAGGAAGAAGCATTTTTGAACAATGTCCTAAATGCAAATCTTACCATGATCCTAGTAAAGACTGTTTTTATTTTCCAAAATGGAGACATACAAAAGGCTTTCAAAAAGAAAAAGCATTGTATAATTATCATAGAGCAAAAGAACATATTATATCCACTGGAGTAATTATATTAGTCGAATCTCCGGGAAACATTTGGCGACTAGAAGAATCAGGAATACATAATGCTGTTGGATTATTTGGAACGACACTTAATCCACCACAGAAGCAACTAATAGACGAGTCTGGTGCATTGACGGTAGTTATTATAATGGATAATGACGATCATGGTGCTGGTCAAAAGGCAGCAGAAGAAATAAAAAAACAACTAGAGAGAACATATAGGGTTTATATAATCGACATCAAAAAGAACGATGTCGGAGAAATGAGCACTAATGAAGTAACAGATGATATATTACCTTGGATTAATCAAGCAAAGGAAGCATATTTATGATTGAAAAAGCAATGGCGTATCTTAAAAACAAAGCATTGTCAGACGTATCTCAGGCTGAAATGAGCTTTGACCTCCTGCTGCACAAGTCAGTTGGAATTGGAGATCATTCAACAGGCGACTTTACTAAAAATCTAGACGAGGCATTAGATCTTTTGGTCGATGCAAACGATAGACTAAAAATGGTTGAAAGACTTTCGGAGAAATATAGAGTATGACTCAAATAATTGGATTTGCAGGTAAAAAACAAAGCGGCAAAAATACATGCTGTAATTTTATTACCATGCTAAAAATGATAGAAAAAAATGTTTGTGAAGCCGCAAGACTCAACGATAATGGCGAGATAGAAGTATCTGACATATTTGGCGAGCGTGTTAGTGGGCAAGAATATTTTACTTTTAAAAAACCTAAAGTAAATACAGATGTTGTAATTGAACAAATGAATTCTGTAAAGATATATGCATTAGCTGATCCACTCAAGCAGCTATGTATTGATTTTTTTGGACTTCCTGAAGCTAATGTCTATGGTACAGACAAAGATAAAAGTAAAATGACCGATATTAGATGGGAAAACATGCCATGTAAAGAACGATATTCAAATCAAAAGAAAAAGGGCAGAATGACTACTAGAGAAGTTTTGCAGCATCTTGGCACAGAAGTGTTTAGGATGATTGATAAAAACATCTGGGTCAATACATTATTGAGAAAGATAGATGAAGATAGACCTGAAATCGCCTTGATTTGTGACGTTAGATTTGATAATGAGATGAAATTATTGAAAGAAAATGGCGGCATTATACTTGGACTTAAAAGGGATAAATTCAAGTCTAAAGATAAACATGCGAGCGAACAAGTAAATCTTTCGCTATGTGATAAGGTAATTGACAATTCGAGCTTGACTATTGCAGAGCAAAACAAAGAAATATATTTTGCACTAAAAAAATTGAACTGCAAATATCTTACAGATTTAGGAGTTTAAATGGGTATTCCAATAGTATACTTTAGAAGTAGTTCTTTTAATTGCCACAGAACTTGTCCCATGCAATTTTATACAGAGTATGTGCTGGGACTTAGAGGGTTAGGTAATAAGAAAGCAGATAAAGGTACAATAACCCATAAAATACTTGAGATAACAGCACTTTGTAAAAAGGCATCCCAAGACGGTATTAAAGTTATTGATGATGAAGATATTGGTGAAGTTTTTACCGATAACTATGACCCTGAATATTTAAATTCTATAGGTATCAGGGTTTATGAATACTACAAAAATATATTTAATTACCACAAAGGGAAAAATGCTTGGAGAGATAGAGACTTTGAAGACTGCATGGGCTGGGCTTGGAAGGCTCTGAAATACAAAGATGGCATGTACGACCCAAGAAAAAGAAATGTTGTAGATGCAGAGCCACATTTTGATTTTGAAATACAAAAAGAATGGGCCAAATATGATTACCCAGAGTATGATTTAAAGGGCTACTTATCATTGAAGGGTACTATTGATTTAGTGGCAGATATTGGGGACGGTGTGTATGAAGTGATTGACTGGAAAACAGGACAAAGAAAAGACTGGGCTACAGGTAAAGAGTATAATCAAGGAAATTTATTTAATAATCCACAGCTTAGAATGTATCATTACGCATGTAAGAAGCTTTACCCTCAAGCTCACACGTTTCTAATGACCATTTACTTTATAAATACTGGCGGTCCATTCACTGTACATTTCCAAGACTCTGACTTAGAGCAGACAGAAGAGATTTTGAAAAAAAGATTTGAAGAGATAAGAAATACAGATCAGCCAAATATTCTACCAAGAATAAGACCTAAAGATAGTTGGAAATGCAGAACAATGTGTGATGCTGGAAAGACTACATTTCAAGGAACGAACATTGAGCCAATTAAAGAACATCGTCCCGGACAAAGAACAAAGTATGGGGAAGTCATGAGCAAATGCGAACAGGTCAGATACATGATAAAATTAAAAGGAATTGATTGGGTGACTAACAATTACATGTCACCGGGGCATACTATTGGAAGATACGGTTCTGGTGGGGGAAAGGTTCAGGATTGATGAGATATACTCCGCTACACGTTCATTCAGAATACAGCCTTCTTGATGGCCTAAGCAAATGTGAAGATATAGCAAAAAGATTGGAAGTTATAGGTTCTAATGCTTGTGCATTGACAGATCATGGTTCAGTTTCTGGTGCTGTTGACTTTTCTAAACAAGCCAAATCTAATGGTATGCGTCCTCTATTGGGGTGTGAGCTTTATGTTTGTCCTGATGGGCAGGCAACAAACAGAACTAAAGAAAATAGCAAACTAGTACATCAACCCGTTATAGCAAAAAACTTTAAAGGATGGAAAGATCTACTAAAGATAGTTTCTTCATCAAACAAAAAAGAGCATTTTTATCATAAGCCCAGAATAGACATGGAAATTATGTCTGAGGTGGCAAGCAATAAAAATTTAATTTGTTTCAGTGGTCATCTAGGATCAGTGTTGTCAAATGCTATTTGTAATGGAGATGAGCTTGACCCAGATTGGATGAAAAAGGGAAAAGCTATGGCAGAAAGACTTAGGTCGATGTTTGGCAAGGAAAACTTTTTTATTGAAATACAACTAATAGATTCTAGAATAAATACATTTGCAGCAACTGTCTCCGGTGCATTAAGAGATATTTCAAAGGCCACTAAGATACCCTGTGTAGCAACTCCAGACGCACATTACTGCTCTAGGGAAGATGCAGAGGATCAACGTGTACTCTTATGTACGTACTTTAAAAAGAATATATCTCAGATACAAAGAGAAATAAAACAAGGGACCGCAAATCAATCATTAATAACATTTTTTAAATCAGATAATTACCACATACCTTCATATGAAGATATGAAAGAATTTCATACAGATGAAGAACTACAAAACACAAATCTTATAGTTGATATGTGTGAAGATTATGATATTCTTAAATCACCAGAACCACCTCAATTTGTTTGTCCAGATGGGATGTCTCCAGAAGAGTATCTCAGGAAACTTAACAGAGATGGCTGGAATAGAAAAATGCGTCATGTTGAAAAAAATAGTGATGAGTTTATTGAATATGGTAAAAGGGTAAATAATGAGCTTGATGTCTTTACTTCTATTGGGCTTTCTAGCTATTTTCTTATTGTCGATGACATTCTTAATTTCGTTAGAAGCAAGGGATATATTACCGGCCCCGGAAGAGGTTCTGCTGCTGGTTGTATGGTTTCTAATCTACTGGGCATTACTCAGGTAGATCCAGTACCTTATAATCTTATCTTTGAAAGATTTTACAATGCAGGCAGAAATGCTCCCGGTAAAATATCTTGGCCTGATATTGACTTTGATATACCAAAAGCTGCTAGAGAAGAAACAATCGAATACATTAAAAGTAAATATGGAGAAGAGTGTGTTGCACAAATACAAACATTCCAAACACTAAAGGGAAAAGCTTCATTAACAAGAGTAATGGGTGCTCGTGGCAATATCTCATTTGACGAACAAAAAGCTATTACAAAGTGCTTGCAAGATGAAGCAAAGGTATCTGATGAACTTAAAGATATTGAAGAAGAATATGGATATTCATCTAGCATTTTATGGGCACTTGAAAATACACCCGATAAACTAAAACAGTGGTGTCATATAGGAAAAGAAGGAAAGCTAGAAGGAAGGCTTGCAAAAATATTTGAGCAAGCGATTAGGATTGAGCATACAAAAATTATTGCAGGCACACATGCTGCTGGTATTGTTATTTCGAGTAACCCCATTAGTGATTCATGCCCTATGGTATTAGACAGTAAAGGGAAAAGTTATCGTGCTGGATTTGACGGCCCTAGCTGCGAAGATTCAGGGCTACTTAAACTTGATTGTCTTGCAATTCGCGGATTAGATAAGGTAATGGATGTGGTTAATATAGTTGGTGGTGAAGACCTATGCTAATAAACAAGGAGCAAATTATATGAAGAATAATCGTTGGATAATATGTTTTGATTTTGAAACTGATCTTCCAGATAAGGACTTGTGCAACCCTGTCCAATTGGCAGCGGTTCCAATTGACCCAGAAACATTAGAAGTTAAAAAAGATCAAGCTTTTAATGCTATGATAAAACCAGAAGGAATTGATAAACCAGAATACTTTGATGTTCCTAAAAGAGAGGCGACTATAAATTGGCACGCACAAAACTATGGAATTACATACGAGGAAGTCATTGAAAAATGGAAAACTGGTGTTTCTGAAAAGGTTGCTTGGAAAAACTTTGCAACCTATTGCAAAAAATACACCGTAGACAAAAAACCCGGACAATGGTTTCCAGAACCAATACCTGCGGGGTATAATATCACTGGGTTCGATATTCCAATCGCTGAGAGGTTGTGCAAAAAGCATAAAATTAAAATGCCATTCTCATCAGTAACAAAATTAGATGCTATGGATAATTTATTCTGGTGGTTTGAAAATCTAGAAGAACCATATGATTTTAAAATGGATACTTGGAGAAAGTTCTTTGGAATTAAAATGAAAGGTGGAATAGCACATGACGCACTGACTGATGTTTTTGAAGAGTCTGCTATTGTTACTAGATTTATGAAGTTTCATAGAAAACAATCTTCTGTTGGTAAATTTAAAGGAAGCTTTGCGAATGTCTCGATATAGGTTAGCATTGGCAATTATTTTTGTTTTGCTTTGTATAGTAGACAATATATTTACATATGAAGTAACAAGATGGCCTTTATACCAAGAAATAGCACCGGTCGCAGTCCTCATGCTTTCAATACCATACGGACTTTGGATTCAAAAGTTTTGTGTGTGTCTGGGTTTGTATTATTTTAGAGAGAAGATTAGTAATCAATTTTTGTGTGTTTTAAACGCAGCTATGCTGTTCATAGTTTGCAACAACGGCTACTTATATTGTAGGGTAATATTTTAATGTATGAATATAATGCTAAAGTTGATCGTGTTGTTGATGGAGACACTGTAGACTTTATTGTTGATCTTGGATTTAATATCAATATAAAGATCAGGA